GGAGATAATCCTGTAACCATACCAACAACTGCACCTAGTACAGAACCAATAGTGGTGCTTGTTGTATTTGCAGTAGCAACCCCGTCTTCTCCAATAGTAAAGCCCGGTGACGATGGTGCAGCGGGAGCACCAGCATCAGCGCCGCCACCATCAGTAGGTTGTGGAGTGGTTGTGCCTGTACCAGTTGCAGGAGTAGTTGGTGTGGTAGTTGTTATATCAGACGACTTAACTGTATATCCTTGAGGGATAGATAACTGAGGTCTGCCATTAATGAACGGGATGTAAATGACTTGACCATCCTTATTCACCATCTCTACCATTTCAAAGCCACGGATTGGTGCATCTTTATAAAGTTCTTGATTTGCAGTGCCACCAATATAACCACCCGGCGCATACTTACGTACATCACCGCCTGCTGCATATTCTTGACCCCCATCCTCACCCATAATGGAATCAATCTCTGACGAGAAAGATTCATCATCCATTTCATCTCCACCGCTATGCAGGGCTTCAGCATCAGGAACTTCTTCAGCATTACCCATCTGACCAATATCGTTCATACGCTTAAGACCAGCCTTAGCTTTGTCACGCATCATCATCAGCTTTTCCAAACCAATGTATCTCACCACATCGGCTGGAATGACAAACTCACCTTCGCTAAGTTTAGCGTCAATGTCGTCCCTAACTTCTTCTGCCATAGCACCGGGAGGTACATCGTTACCAGAAACTGGATCGACTGTGCCACCCTCTTGCATGACACCGCCCTCGGCAAACAGTTTATACATTTCATTTAGCATTGATTTCTTCCTTCAAATACTTTAGCTGACGTAGTGCAACTATTGCACCTTGTGCTTTAAACACGTCAGACATCTCAGTCGTTTGTTCCAGCTTGCGTTGGTGTTGCTCAATATCATAATCAAGCTTCTCAACAAAGGCTTCCCACAAATGAGGACTGTTCAACATACCTTTAAGCTTTGGCAGAAACGGCTTATCCATCATTACATCCCCGGCATCTGTGGAGGTGCAGCGCTAAAGCCTTGCTCACCCGGTACAGGGGCAGCACCAATACCGATGTTGCCACCACCACCGCCTGTCATGTCTGCAACACCGGGAGGACCGCCAGCACCCGGTATAGGTGGAGCACCAGCGGCTGGAGCGCCAGCGGGTGCAGCAGGCGGTGCCATCAACGCTGCCTGACGAGCAGCCTCATCCATATTGTTTGTAACTTTGTCTTCGTCAAGGTTCATTGACTTAGCAATCTCACGGATGATGTAGGGCATCTTAGCGAATGGCATAAGAGCAGGATTGCTAACAATCTGCAAGAACTGCATAAGGCGTTGACTACGCACTTCATTAGCCATCAACGATTCTGTGCCACGAGCATTAACTTCCAAGTCGCCTCTGATTTCTGGATCGAAATCAAATTGCATGTTAAAGCTGAAGAAAGATTTACCGAGTGGTGCCAGCAAGTAGTCATCAACGTTTTTGATAACAGTCTTAATTGAACCGCTGGCAGCATTCATCAACATCGAAATACCAGAAGCTGTACGACCAACACCACTCACACCAGTTTGACCGTGAGCAAACGAGGGCATACCTGTTGATTCATCGGAAAGCTGACGAGCCTTGTCGAACAACTGAAGGTTTTCCTGCGATACGTTAGGAAACTTTGTACCAAACAAGCTTTGACCGGGAGCGCCACCTTGACGACGAAACACTTTGCCGGGATATACACTCATGTCTTGACCGGGTACAAGGTTGGTTTCATCAATCTCAAACACCAAGTTACCAGACAACACAGCATTATCAACAGCCATACGCATGAAACCATTCATCAGCGTCTGTGTATCATCCATGTTTTCTGCAACACCAATACCAGCAAGACTATATGGATTGAGTTCATAAGGTACGGCATAGTATGGAATGTTTGAAGGCTTAAAAGGATTCAAAACTAAACGAAGAATCTTACCGTTGCAATACCAGATATTTGCTTGCAACTCACCCACATCTTCTAACTCTTTAGGAATATCAACTTCATTTTCAATGAGCATATCAACATCAACATTACCCCAATACTCAAGCACTTCAAAACGATCAACACCATAATTTAAAGAATAATCTTTGATGGTATCTTCCCAATACTTTTTCGAGTATCCTTCGCCACCAGCAATGATGTCGTCGATAACGTTCTTACGGAAATAAGGACGGTTCTTCAGTTGACGAAGTTGAGTACGTGACATCTTGTGTCGCTCAATAACATATTGGCATTCGTCTGTGTTATTTGCATCAGGGTCCCAATAGAAGTTCCAGATAGAAACGTGAGAACCTTCTGGTACTGTTTTAATAACGGGAGAATATACACCGTCTTCTTTCCAGTTTGGATATTCTTTATTGACAGCGAATGGACCCTTCATTACACCTGTACCAAACAATGACATTTCAAAGCTTGTAGCGCGGAGATGTTTATTCATATTGCTTTCATCAAGCTGATCATGAATCTTCTTCTCCATCTTCTTAGCTGCCACCATAGCAGGACTAAATGTTATAGAAGTAGGTGTTTGTCCCGGCCCTTTTTTCAAACCGGGAACATCTTTCAAGTCATTCTTCAACGCACCCAACATCTCTTCAAGATTGTCGAGGTCAAAGTCTTTACCGATATTAGCGCCACCTTCTTCACCGAAAGGAATGGTTGGTGCAGACTCTGGAGCTTTTGGATCAAAGTGAACAGAATCCAACACACCTTCAGGCAACACAGACGGGTCAATGCTCAATGGAAATTTGTTGTTAGAAAACAACACATCAATGATTTGCCCATATGCAGCTAACACTTTAGTCTTTGTCACCTTCACAAACACACGCGACTTCTCTGTTGCTGTGAATTGCATATCGGGACCGTAGAGGCCACGATAGTTGCGGTAAGCACGAAGCCAACGTGTCTCATCAGTTCGACGACTTTCTTCAGAACGAGTATATCGTTGATTAACGAAGGCGATTAGACCACCAGCCTTGAAGGTATCTTCAGTTTTTGAGGAATCGTCCAAGACAATATTCTTGTCGCTTTGTGGTTTGTCAATTAGTGCCATAGTTTTCCGTAAAGATGTTGCAGAGGTATAACATTGAACCTCTTAGTAGTAAATGTTTCAATATCCAAACACAGGGTCTGCTATCTTCATTCCCGATGATTGTGAAGCAGGATCAAAATCAAACAATCCACTACGTGGACGGCTCATTACACCATAACGCAACGCATCATATGTGTGATCATTGCTTACTTTGGTGTTAATGTCTTCGTTGTTTGTCTTATCAATTGGTAAAGTTGGTAAGTCTGCAATGATTTGTGTACATGTATTGAAGAACACCATGCGAGGCTCTTCAGTATATTGATCAACCTGTAGACGGCGGTGTATTTCGTTCTTACCAGCCACCCTACTACCAGCAGAACGATCAGCGGGTCGCCATCTACACCCCTTCATGATCATTCTTTCAGCAATAGAGGGTCCAGTGTCACCACGTTTGTGCCAACATGAGCTATCCAACACACCATAACGTATTTTTTCACCGTCTTCTGCGTTCAATATCATCATAGCAAGGTCTTCTGCCAGCACTTTGCTGACATAAAGCTCTCTATAGACCACCACGCTGTCATCTGGTGCTACAGCAAACCACAATACAGCGCTATAGCTACCATATCCGTAGTCAGCAGACCTAAAACGGGGCCAACTTGATGGAATAGTGAACGGGTCTACTACGTGAATAGCCCTATTGAACTCCGAAAACGCTGCACCTTCAGCAACATCCCAGTTTCCCTCAAGCAATTGCTTACGTTGGTGCTCTGGTAGAGACAACAACATGGTTTCATAGTCACCAGACTCAGCCAAATAGGGATTGTCTGCCAACCTAGCCGATATAAACTTGCGTTTGAACAGAGGCAAGCCTTCTTTGCTGTGTCCTTTAGGATAGATTAGCGTCTGTCCTGTCTCAATATCGGTAGCATAGAAGCTCTTACCGGGCGGTGAAGGGACAATAAACATCTTCCTGACCCATTGATGGCCGGGACCACCGGGGTTGGTGGTAGCTCTCATGAACACAGGCAGATCAGGTGCTGCTGTACGCAGACGAGAACGCATGTAGTTGTAGGCAAACGGTGTAGGCCACTGTGTCAACTCGTCCCAAGCGATGTATGAGAACGACAAACCCTGATAACGCATAACATCTTCGTCACGGTCAAGGTAGGACATCCACAGCTTGCCACCACTTGGGTGCTGCCATTGCATCTTACGCTCACTCCACTTGATGCCGGGATATATCTTTGGATACAACTCTTGCGATTTCCAAATGAGTTCACGTAGTTCTTCTGTGGTGTGTCGAAGAATCAAACCAGAAAATTGAGGATGAGCCATGTAGCGCAGAGGGTCAGCAAGAATGGCATAGCTCTTACCACCACCTGCTGCACCACCATACAACACTTCACGCTCTGGAGCAGCTAGGAAGGATGTCTGAGGACCGGGGTTGGGTTTGAATATGATGTTCTCATACTCAACAGGTTCAGCTATCGGCGCTTCTGTCGGGGAAGGTGGCGCTAAGTTGGACGAATCGATCACTACCGAAGAAGCTGTCTTGTCCGGTGCCTGTTCTTTTTTCGTACTCTTGCGCTTTCTTAAGGGCTTTTTCGTACCTGTCGGCAAGCTCTCGATAAGTAGAGGACTTACGTCTTTGGGACTGTTCACTCTTAATCCTCTTCATTAAACCAACATGACTTATTTCTCTACCAGTCACAGTAGTGAGCCAAGCCGATACCTGCCTCAAGCTGTATTGCTTCAGATGCTTCTTAGCTTTCTCCAGCGCCTCTATCTCTAAAGCTACAGGAACAAGCCAGCCATCATCGGCTTCATCAACTACATAACCAAAAGGTATAGTTCTTCCCAATCGTGGTATCTTAACATACTCTTTAGCATCTTTGGGCTGTGGCAGTATGAAGACACCTAGACCAAAATCATAGTCTGTTGTAACAACATCTGTTGTCATTCTTCTTCGCGTTCCTTAGCAGGCAATATCATGACACCGCCTGTGTTGCTCTCTACTTGCACCTTCTCGGTCTTCACCAATCCAGCACGGTCAAGCAAGTCTTTGGCGGCTGACATCTTCTCTTTGAGGCCAAGCTCTGTAGGATCGTCAATGGCATTGATCATAGCCACCGCAGCCTTTGGAGCCGCCATAGCAATGTAAAGCTGTGTAGCTTCAATGATTTCTTCCTTCAATGAGTTGGTGAGTTGTCTGCGGCTATAGCCTTCAGAGAACCCCGCCATCTTCATAGCTTGGTTGATGTTGCCATTGGCTTCAGCAAACAACACCTCAAGGAATCGTTTCTGTTGTTCTGTTAGTTCTTTTTTAGACATTGTTATGTTGTTTGTGTAGGTTCAAAATATTCTTCAATGGTGATTGTGGCATCCATAGTTGAACCAGTTTCGGGTGTTACAAGGACAGTGTCACCGGGATTGAGGACAAGGTAGCTACCATCAAGCTTTAAATATGCATTAGATGCTAAGACGTATCCACCAACAATGTGATAGGTTCCACTGGCACTAACATCAGTCCATTGAACCTGAACAGTCTTGTTATTACCTGCGTGGTTGGAAATAAACAACAACACCATCTTAGCAATGTAATTGGGTGGGCAGGTATAGATAGTGTTGGCAACGTTAGCTGTCAACACCTTACCAAGGCTTCTAATCTTTGGTTCTTTGTTCATTACTTCTTAGGCTTCTTAGCTTCAGACAAAGCAATTGCTATAGCCTGCTTAGGACTCTTCACAACTTTGCCGCCTTTGCCGCTGTGCAGAGAGCCTTCTTTGAACTCTCCCATCACTTTAGCAACTTTGGTGGTTTGCTTCTTCTTAGTGACAGCACCACCTTTAGCAAACGACTTTGTAATGGACAAGTTAAGTTTCTTATCCATCTTACCGTCCATCATAGGTTGCCTAGACGCTGAAACACCATAGGTGGTATCATTTTTGGAATAAGAAGCGTCAACACCAGTGACCCTGCTTTGCTTAAATGTCTTTTCACCTTCAGGAGTATCAACCTTAACCTTCGATGCCATACCACTAACACCAGCAGATACTCGACCACCAGAGTCTAGTTCTTTAGATACTCCAACACGTCCACCACCACCAGCGCCTTGAGCACCAGAGTCTTTGAATGTATTAGCTCCCCCTTGCAGACTAAATCTAGCACGGGTTTCATCAATTTCTTTTTGTTCCATTATGTAGCTTTCTTCTTAGCCTTCATTGGCTTACCAACACCAATCATGATGGCGACAACAGGCTTACCACCCTTGCCTTCTTTAGCCATACACTTACCAGCAGCCTTGCATTTAGCAGGAGTGGGACAGCCTTCGCAGGGCTTAAACGCTTTCTTTGTAGCCATGATGTTTCCTTTAACGGTACTTAGCCGTCTTCTTAGCAATGCTCTTTGGTTGAGCAACAAATTGTTTACCTTCAGCTTTACCTTCACGCTTAGCTTTGGTGGTGGCAGCATACTCTGCTGATGTCAAACTCTTGATGGCAGCTTTGGGTAGATAGCGCTCCCCCGTATCAGAGGAACGCTTTCCAGACTTAGTTGTCCACTCTTGGTCTGTCCAGTCTTTGAGAGATTTCTGTGAAGCTTTCATATCAGTCTTTGTAGCCACCGCCAGCGGCCTTATACTTCTTAGCAACAAGCTGAGCCTTACGAGCCGACCATTCACCAGCGCCAGTGCCCTGTGTTGCAGCAGACTTAACTTGCGACACAATCTTCTTACGCAACTCAGGCTTGGTGTAGTTGTTAGCAGCGTTCACTTTAGACTTGGTAGCCATATTACTTCTTAGCTTTCTGTGCAGCAGGTACAGATGCACCACAATTAGCCATGCCACCTTTGTTGAGTTTCAACTGCTTCTTAGCCGCTTCAACTTTGCTGTCAGGTTTGTCTTCACGGCGTGTGAGGCCGCGCTCTTTGTTGAGGAAGTCACGCAAGCTAAGACCAGACGCTTCCAACTCTTTCTTGCTGACAACACGAGGTTTGTCTTTAGCAACACTCTTAGTGGCATCGTCAAAAGCTTTTGAAACAACAGCAGGGGGGAAGTCGTCTGGATAGCCAAAACGAGCATCACGCTGCTTCTTAGTCATTGCTGAATAAGGATCGGACCGATACTCTCGTGAATCGTAGCCTTCGCTGTCAACACCTTTATTATTTTCTTCAACAAACTTCCGAGCACGAGCGCGGGTGTCGTCGTCGATGTTCTTGTTCTTAGCCATCTTACTTCTTAGCCTTCTTCATAGCAGAGCCACCCTTCGCCATGTTGGTGGCTGTACGGCTACCGCGCATTGGCAGGTCTTTAGTTGGAGCCTTGGCGACAACAGCGCCACCCTTAGCCATCTTACCAACACCGTCAGCAGCAAACGCTGGAACTTTAACGCCAGCCTTCTCAACCATTGGCATACCACCCTTAGCCATCCTCACACCAGACTTCATAGCCGCCTTCTCTTCCAGCTTCACAGCTTCGTCAAGATAGGTGTTACGCACGTCCTGTGGCAGGTTCTTGTCCTTTGCCATTTCACGCAATTTAGCAACCTTAGCTGCTGTGTTATCCATAGCCATGTTTTTCCTTTAACAAAAATAGAGGCTATGCCTCAAACACTACTGTCGCTTTTGTTTACACAACGAAACGCCACAGCACTAACAGGCTTGTCTTTCAACAATGCCATTAACTCCTGAGCCTTCACAGCCTCTGTAGCTTGACAGCGCTGTAGGTCTTTATACATTACGTAATGCTCATACTCAAACATCATACACGCTTGAACAATGCAGATGATATATTGAGCAACGTACATATGTTATAGCACTTTTACAGCTTGTTCACCACTTAGTTTTGTTAGCCCAGTATGCAGCCGACATCTTGCCCTTTGCAATGTTAGAGGCATGACGGGCTTTAAAAGCCTCGTTACGCTTACTACCATCGGGACTTCCTTCAACACCCTTCTGTCCAAACCTGATCAACTTCACAGTTGCTCCATCCTTAGCCAGCACAGCATGGCTCTTTGTCGGATGATCGGGTGTTGCCTTCGGCTTATTGTAGCCGCTAAACTCTTCACTGCCTCTTTTGATTGCCATATCAATATCGTCCTTTACCTTTACGGTCACGCCAGCCTTCTTCGTGCATCGCATCTTCTACAACATCTAAAGGGAAATAATAGCCCGTATGCTTCTCTAAAGCGGCTCTGACGTAATATACATCACTATGCGGTATATGTGTATTGTCTAAGTTGTCACGATGAATCGCTTTAAACACAATTGATGCAACAGAATAAGGGGGACTATTTAACATCCCTTTAGATTCTACCGCTTCTCTACTTAACAAAATATTCATATGCTTCTACTATATAGGTCTTCATAGCTGCCTATCTATAGATGTGTAGGCTAGTGATGAGAGAGTATATCGCTAAACAACAACAAAGCAAACAACAAATAAAAGAAAAACAATAAACAATCAATAGTTGTTATCTTCATGGTCGATATTGCGTTAGCGGCTTTATAGACTTCATAGTCTGTGTTTAGGGGTTGATGATGGTCTATAATCGTTTGTCAACATAGAGCAAGAACATTTATGTACCCTATGTCATCTATGCTCTCTGCATCACTACATAGTCTACATAGCCCCAAGCCCCAATACCCCTATGTTATATCGACACGTAAAATGTTGTCAAGCGATATATTTGCATATGTTGTTTTGTTGCAACATAGTGTAAGTGGATAGTAGTAGTCTATGTATTCATGGTTGGTTTTCTGTAGCAGCATAGGCTGTGTTGTCTGAAACGCTTTGTTGGTCCTGTAGGGGGTGGTGTTGCCTCTGCAACACTCCTGTGACGTTAAGCGATTGTAGAGGCTGTGTAGCACTTGTGTGGGCTACAGTGTGTACGGATAGAGTGTTTTAGGCGGTGGTGGTTAACAGGTCTGAAAAAGCTGTTCTGTGGGCTTCGTTGTATACATATAGCGCCCCACCCCCTACTGGCCCACGCACGGGCCGCATAGCGCTGCGCTGCACAGGCATGAGTGCATAGGCATACATAGCTGCACAGGTGAGTGATGCATACGCTGTGCATTACACCATGCATGCATATTCTTCAATGAATTCAAAGACTTACACGCATATGAGAAACTGATTCAAAAACAGTTGCCGATATCTTCGATACCCTGAAAACGGTTGATTTTAATGACTAACGGGTCAGTAAAAGGGGCGGTATACGATATCGGCAACGAAGCCTTACCCGCTGCATAATGCCTGCACACACGAGAAAGACCCTTCACCGATTGTGGTTGAATAGCCCTACATTTGACAAGGCCATTCGAAGGTCGCTACAATTGAAAGCATCGACGGCATCGGGTCGTCGTACTACCGAAGGTAAACATCATGCAAAACATCACAATCAAAAACGTCAAACCCGGTGACTACGTCAAACGGAAAAGCGACAGCAAAGCTGTATACATCAAAGGTGCATACGACAGAACGACGAAGTCGTTTGAGTTGGTCGATGTCGAAGACATAAACCGCTGTGTTTACGTCAAGGCAGACAAAATCGTCGTCATCGGCTTCACTTACTGAAAGTAAACATCATGTTATTGCTCACATCCATTGCATCACTCGCTATTGCTTCATACATCATGCAAGCTGAAATCGCTTTGCAACTGAAGAAAACCTTCGGTTTTATGACAATCGGTCAAGGCTTCAAAAAACGTCACTACACTTTCACCTACAGCGAAGCTGCACAATGGGCAGCATGCTATGATGCAGCGACTGTATACCGCCGTGGCAACTTCGTTGCAGCAAAACGTTTCAAATAACCCTGCATTTGACAGGGCTTTTCGAAGGTCTGTACAATTGAAAGCATCGACGGCAATCCCGCTGTCTCTTACCGAAGGTAAACATCATGTTCAAGTCAAAATCTCTCTTGTCAATCAATGCCGATGCGAAAACATCGAAGGGCGAAACCTTCGGTTTTCTGACTGGCATCATGTATCTTGCACCCTACAAATCCACGGAGTGGAATACATGCAGCATGGCACAAATTGCAGAGTGTGGCACTGCATGCTTGTTCAGTGCAGGGCGTGGTGCCATGTCAACAGTGGCACAGGGTCGAATCAATAAGACAGTGTGGTTTTTCACTGAGCGAACCACTTTCATGCAGCAATTGGTTGTCAACATTCGACAGCTTGTCAAAAAAGCTGCAAAGCAAAGCTTGATTCCGCTTGTTCGTTTGAATGGCACGTCAGACATTCGTTGGGAAACTGTAGGTTTTACTGATGTTGACGGCACAGAATATGTAAACATATTTGCTGCATTTCCTGACGTTCAATTCTACGACTACACCAAGGATGTGAATCGTAAAGGTTTACCTTTGAATTATGATCTGACGTTCTCCTACAGTGGTGTTGTTGGCTTTCAGCCATATGTCAACAAGGCCATTGACAATGGCATGCGAGTCGCTGTCGTATTCCGTACCGAAGCATCGATACCCGCTGTGTTCAAGGGCATGCCTGTCATCGGTGGTGACAACAGCGACATTCGCCACCTTGAGGATAAGGGCGTCATTGTGGCACTGTATGCCAAGGGCAAAGCAAAGCTTGATATGACAGGCTTCGTCGTTGACACCCCTAAGTCTGTGTTCATGTTGCAAGCGGCATGAGACAATGCTTCCCCTTCGGGGGAGGCTTTGCAAAGTCCCTACAGTTGACAGGGGTTTTGCAAAGCCTGTATAATTTAGGCCAACAGTGCATCGTCACCAACAAATTGATCTTTAAAAATGTAACGTGGTGTCAGTATGGATGCAACATATGTAGCAAGTATGTTGCAGCCTGAAATAGGCCAGCGTAATTGTAGATACGTAACGTTCTACACTGCTCATAGCACATGAGGATGATAATGTGCATAGGGGACACATCATGGCATCGGGGTCGGTGCTATATGATGTGGCTTTCATAAGCTTTGTGGCACAGGGTTACAGAGTTTATATCAAGCCTTCCTAAAGGAAACAAAATGACTGATATGACAATCATTGAACATGATGATGGCACATACACTCGGAAGTGGACATGTGCATGCCACCAAATCATCGAGGTGCAATCAAGTGATGGTGGTTATGACATTGTATGTGAATGTGACCGATATTTCAATTGCTTCGGTCAGCAACTGCAAACCCCCCATTATGGGTACGAAGATTATTAATTCCTGAAAGGAAACAACATGCATACAATCACAGTCACAATGCGGGACAATACGTCATACACCATTCAGGCAAGCTTTGCATGGGAAGCAAAGTCTATTTGCATTGAAGAAACAAAATGGGAAAACACATTACATGTTTTCTGTGCATCAATTGGTTTTGACAAACGGGGCGATTTTGCCTAATTCATTCCTGAAAGGAAACATCATGCGAGTTTATGTATACTTTAATCTGCACCGCAAATGCTTCAGCATCAAAGCGCTTGAGGGTAAGAACAAGGGCCGTGTCGTGGCACATCGTGACGATGTGTTGCTGTTCGATGCCACCTTCAAGGTGTCTGAGGCAGGGCGACAGCGTGTCCTTCGTGAACGTAAGAAGAATGTTCATGCTGGTGTTGTTGGTCATTGGGACATGACAGGCACTGACCTGATCACCATTGATCGTGTCACCACAGTCGGCACACCCATCACCTACAACCCATACAAGTACGACACCTTCGTTCACTTGTACGGTGAGCATCCATGCAAGACAGGTCGTCTTGTGGCACTGACTGTAAGCGAGAACAAACGTTCTCACATCAACGTCTGGAACTAATATGATAGGCATCAATGTGCGAAACACCGATGTTGCCTTTGCTGATCTCATTGTCGATGGTATCAAAACCATCGAGACAAGGAATAGTAAAAGCTTACATCCCTACATTGGCAAGACCGTTGCGATTGTTCGAACAGGACAAGGCAAAGCCTTTGCAATTGGTCAAGTCAATGTCGTTGGATGCTCACTGGTCAGCGATGCTTTAGCATTCGATGATCTGTATGACCAACACCTTGTTGCGAAGCACAGTATTTTCTACATCAAAGATGCGAAGTACATGTATCATTTGAGTGATGCTGTGCGATATGAAACCCCGAAGCCTGTTGGTTTCGGTATCGTTTCACGTAAAGTTTTTTAACTTCCTGAAAGGAAACAACATGACACCTGCAACAACCATCAGAGCCATAGGCTGTGACAATGGTATCGGTGATGCTTTTTATGCCGATATAAAGCATGCAGACGGTAACATCGAACGTGTCGTCGTCTACGGTGGCAACATGCAACTGAGCAGCAGGCTGCTCAACCTCTTTGCCGAGATTGAGGGCTTCACAATCATCAACATTTCCTGAAAGGAAACATCATGCGATTGATCACCAAGAAAAGTGGCATCGAAATATGGGCACAGTTTGACCAGACAGCACAGGTCTATGAGTTGTTCTTTGACAACGAAGGGCAGACATACACTGGTTGGGCAGTAGACTCCATCAAAGATGCACTGGCTGCATCGACTTACATCATTCAAGAACAACTCTCCTGAAAGGAACTATCATGGGCTTAGACATGTATGCTTTTACCGTGTCAGCAAAGGATGCTGGCGACAACGTAGTTGACTTAGACATCAACTATGGCACAGACAACGAGATCGACAAGACAGAGCTATTCTACTGGCGCAAGTTCAATGCTTTGCATGGCTGGATGGAACAGCTATACCGCATCAAAGGTGGTGCTAAAGCAAGCTTCAACTGCACCACTGTTCGATTGACCAGCGAAGACCTAGACAGGCTTGAGCGTGAAGCAGGCACTATGCAACCTGTTCAGGGTAGCTTCTTTGGTGCTCAAGTGGTGTACCCCGAACAACTCGAAAGCGTTGCCGACTTCATTGCTAAAGCAAGAGAGGCACTGGACTATGGCAAGGCTGTGTACTATGATAGCTGGTGGTGACATGAATACATACCGCAAGATGCACAAAGACTTCTTCTTTGCTGCTGCTTTTCTGCGGCACACTTTCGGAATTGACTCACAGTCCCTTGATCACATTCAAGCTGGTAAGTGGTTGAGCGAGGATGAAATTGCCGACTTTACATTGGCTTACATGGGTGGAGGTGAACTGTGACACTGCACTGGAAGTTTAGGAACGATCATGTTTGGCAACAAACATTCACAAACGAAGATGAAATGTATATGTTCATTTACAGAGTCAGCTTGACCATGCACCCTGATGTGGTCAGTGTGTGGTCGGTTGAGGGTGACAAGACAACGAAGATATTTTGACAGTGTCCTGTGATGGTCTTATGAGGGCCATCACCGATACACTATCGTATCAACCTTCCAAAGGAAAACAAATGAAAATCGTAGACTTCATCGCCCAAAGCAAGGGCAAGTTCATCACCGTCAACTTCATCAAGAAAGATGGCACTGTCCGTAAACTGAATGGTCGCATTGGTGTTACCAAATACCTCAAGAACGGTACAACCACTGTCGATCTTGACAAATACATCATCGTTTATGACACCCTCAACACAGGCTATCGCTGTGTCAACAAAGACACCATTGTGTCGGTGACATGTGAAGGCTTGACCATCAACAACAATGCAATGGTGACAGCATGAAAACATACATCGTACAAATTGTGCGGTCTAGCTATGTCAACGTCACAGTTGATGCCAATAGCAGAGAAGAAGCCGAAGCATTGGCTTGGGTAGAACAAGACCGTATGCAACACGAATGGACTCCCTCTGATGAGTGGGAGACACACAGCGTTGATCAAATATTTGCAAGGGAAGAAGCATGAGCAAGTCATTCACCATCACAATGTACTCAGACCCCGGTCATGGATGGGGAAAGGTCAAGCGAGACGTACTGGTCAACCTCGGCATTGCCGACAAGATAAGCCGCTACAGCTATCAACGTGGCGACTATGCCTACCTCGAAGAAGACTGTGACCTGACCACCCTGTGCATGGCACTGAACGAACGAGATACCCGTGTCAAGTTTGTTGAGAAGCGTAGTGACACAGACAGCCGCATCCGTAGCTATGAAAGGTATGAATATGGCTTCGACAGCATGGCCGTTTCCAGCATGGCCTAACCCGCTCGACGATGGACGGAAACGTCCACCATTCAACCCATCCAACCATGAGGATTCACCATTATGAGTGCAACGAAAGTTATGAAAAAACAACACACCGTTGCAGATGTGTTACATCTTGCCGCTGACAAATGCTTAGTTGCTCATGAGCGATACGGTGAAGGTGGTCGTAGAGAAAAGTTCTCATGCTGTAGCATTGATGAAGCCCTCTATCATCTATATGGTGCTTACTACAATGGTGAAGTAGCACCAATGCGCCGCCGTGTCCTTGATGGACTGTGTAACATGGGATGCAACACAGGTAGTTCAACCCTGTTTGCAAGGTATGGTGATCCTAAAGAGTACGACAAGATCAACTACGAAGTCCAAGGCATGCGTTACATGTGGCTCAAATGGGCAGCGCTGATGGCTGAAGAGCAAGGGGTGTGACATGAACATCACCAGACACTTCCCCATCGCTATGTTCTGTGGCGCTTTGCTGCTCTCGACAGCATCGTGTGAGCATCAACCTGTACCATCCCCTGCTGTGGCTGCTGAGTGGTGCTGTATGTTAAAGAACACCTACCATGAAGCCCGTGGTGAGGGTGTTGCTGGCATGCAAGCAGTGGCTGCTGTCACACTGAACAGGGCAGCACAGACAGGCACCACCATCTGCGACACAGTGTATGCTCGAAAGCAATTCAGTTGGACGAACACAGCGAAGGGACGCAACAAGCCCATCGAAGGTGACACATCTGTGTTGTACATTGTTGTGGCACAGGCTATGTCAGGTGCTATGCAGGACATTACAGGTGGTGCTACCCACTACCACACCAAGCATGTCAACCCTGTGTGGCGTAAGGCTTTGAACAGGGTTGCTGTTATAAACAATCACATTTTCTACAGGAAAAACTAACATGAGCGATAACAATTTGCATGAAACGTCAATGAGTCTTGATAAACCAACACGTAGCCGAGGCCGTCCCTCATTCGCTGAGAAGGCAGAGCCTACCCTGCGTGACACCTTCTCGCTTGAGGTGATGAAGGGTGTGCTTGCCTCTGGTGTGACAGTGGAAGACCCGCTGGCACTGAGCCGCTATGCATACAAGATTGCTGATGCATTGGTGAAGGTCAGAGATGAGTGAGAGTGTTGCCTATATTTTAGGCAGGATGCATGGCCTGCGTAACCAACCGATGCGTCCCTTCTTCACCCCTACAGGATGTTGGGAAGACAAGCAATACAGGCAAGGCTACATCGATGGTGCTGTAGCTTTGGAAAATGACATTGAAAAGGAAACAAAATGATTAGCGAAATAGATGTTGCAGACTACGATTTGTTACCAGTGCGTGAGTTGTACAAGGTGAAGCCTCGCAGCTACATCAAGCTACCGTGGATGGATGGCACAGGCATTGATGAAGTGTTGTTTTTTGACCACATCGATGGCATGTACAGCTACTGCCTGAACATGAAAAATCAAGTGATACATTTGCAAGCATGGGCAGAGGTTGCACCGCTTGTGAAGAAGGACAAACCCGACTAAGTTGTAGGGTTTTCTGAATGGCTTATTTGACAAGCCATTTGGAAAGCCTTTACACTGAAGGCCCAACCCGGCAATGTTGCCACAACTCTCGTAAGGAAACAATCATGTCTAAGCATGTCATCTTCTCCCGTAATGCCGACAACTCAGCCTTGAGTATCGAAGCCATCCATCAACGTGCTCCTGCTGCATTCAGCGTCACCAAGGCAGACCGCTTGACCGACCGTTACATCTCCCTCAACACAAGCGATGTGCTGCCCATCATGGCAGACTATGGTTATGTACCGACACAGGCTGCACAGAAACGTAGCCGTAAGGCCAGCCCGTTACATGCTGCTCACATGTTGGCATTCAGCAAGGTGGTTGACCTTGCCACCGCTGATGACATTCGTCCTGAAATCATCTTGTACAACTCTCATGATGGTAGTGGTAGTGTGAAGCTCTTCGCTGGTGCATTCCGTTTCATCTGCTCCAACGGCATCGTGGCTGGTGATGGCTTTCAGTCTCGCATCTATCACAGCAAAGCATTGAACGGCTTTGAAGAGATGCTGCGTAACACAGTGGCTACCCTGCCATCCTTGATGGGCCGCATTGACAAGATGCGTGGTGTGTCACTGTCCACTGGTGATGTACATGACATGGCTATTGCTGGTGTTGCTACCCGTTGGGACGACTACACTGGTCAAGCCAAGGGTGCCTATGCTGTGGCACAGACGGTCAAGGATGTGATGAGTGTACGCCGTGATGGTGACAGAGGCTACGATGCTTGGACTGTGTTCAACCGCATCCAAGAAGGTGTAGTTCGTGGCAATGCATTGATCAGGTCCATCACTGATGTGCATCCTCAAGGTGTGATGCGTAAGGCTCGACCTGTCAACTCCATCAAGGAAGCTGTGCGTATCAACACAGAACTGTGGAACATTGCTGACGAATACGTTACAGCGTAACGTCAATGGCCTTAACCGCTATGGGGTTCTTCTGGTTACGACAATCGGTGACAGCATGGAGAGACATGCAACATCAACAACACATCTAACATAGCTCATGTTAGACAGCACAAACAATGTTATGAATCAAAACAATGCTATCGGTATGTTCATGGGTCTGTATATTGGTGATGCTATGGGTATCGCTCTTGAGTTCACCGAACCAAACACAGGATCACCTGTTCGTGACATGATTGGTGGCGGTGTACACGATGCATCTGTTGGAGAATACAGCGATGATGGGGCCATGAGCAACTGCATCGCCGATGCCTACCTCACCTACAAACGCTTTGCTCCCGGCATCATTGCCCAAAACTTCAAGCAGTGGAGAAACAATGGAACTTTCGGTACTAGAAATTATTGTTTTGATATTGGAACTACTACTGCTGAAGCGCTGAGCGCATCGTCCAACAAGCGTCCCTATGGTGGCTCTTGTGCGTTCATGACAGATGGTAATGGGAGCGCTATGCGAATGGCTCCACACATTTTGTTCAACCACACGAACAAGACGATGGCAATTGCTGAGTCTGTTGCTGGTGGCTTGCTCACTCATGGCACTGCCAATTGCGTAGCATACACAGCACAATTGGCTGAAGAGTTGTTCGATGGTGCAACTACAGGCAACCAAGCCCTGTTCGACAAGGGTATCAGGGAAGACAGTGGCACAGTGATGGGTTGCTATGCATCGGCATGGCAGTCTGTGTGTGCAACACACTCCTTTGAAGACGCTGTTGTTCATGCCATCAACAAAGGCGGTGACGCTGATACTGTTGGTGCTGTGACAGGCATGATTGCTGGTCGTTTGTATGGCTACGACAGTATCCCTCAGCGCTGGCTTGATGCATTGGTTGATCACAACAAGTTGTTGGCGACAGCAACCATGCTCTACAACATGGGTGATGTATGACAGTTAGACTAACCAGAGATGGCACAGCCGTTGTCGATACAGAATACTATTGGCAACCCATTGCAACATGCCCAAGGTCTGCGAAGGTGCAGCTACTGAGTGTGCATGGTGTTGCTGTGTATGGTGAGTTGCGTAGTGACGATAAGTATTGGACACATTGGGCACCATTGCCTAAGAAACCTAAAGAGGAAACTAAATGAACCTAGCCCGTTACATGCAGCGTGTTGACAATGATGGTGTTGCCTACTACCGATACAACCCACCCGCTGATGCTGTCGAAGCCAACATTGTCAAGCGCATCAAGATAGGCACCAACCTTGTTGAAGCCATCAACTATTGCAACGAACAGAACGAGTTGATGGACGAGTGGAGGCAGCATCACCGCTACCTCAAACACTTGACAGACAAGTCAACCGTCAACGACTTGACCAAGAGCTATGTCAACAGTCTTGAACATAGCAGGCTTGGTATCAAGACACGTTCAGACTATGCCTACTATCTCAAGCAATGGTATCAAGATCGCACAGCAGGGCAGGTGTTGTTGCACACGAGGCTTGGCAGTTTGACAACACCGATGTGCCAACAAATCTATGACACTCATGCTGGCAACAGTGTTAGCTTAGCCAATCATTCATTGGCTGTGTATCGTCTGTTGTTTAGCTATGCTATACGTAATGGATTCTGTACATTCAATCCCTTCACCAACGTCAAGCGACAGACAGACCGACCACGCCGCACAGTGTGGACGAAGGAACACATCAAAGCTTTCATGGCTACAGCATTTAGCAAGTATGAATGGCGAAGCATTGGACTCATTGTGTACACAGCCTACTGTGCAGCGCAACGACTTGGTGACATGCGTATGCTGACATGGGACAGCTATGACATCAACACAGGGGTGTTGTCGTTGGAGCAGAGCAAACGTAGGGCAAGGGTGGCTATACCGCTACCAAAAGATTTGCAAGAGATGCTGAAGCAACAACACGTTGACCTGTCATGGCAACCATTTATAATGCCAGCTTCAACGAAGAACACACCCAAGCCCTACAGCTTGCAGCAGTTGAGCAAGGCGGGTAAGGTGGTGATGCAGGAAGCTGGACTGCCTGATGAACTTCAGCTAATGGACTTGCGTAGAACAGCTATCACAGAGATGGTTGAAGTTGGTGTAGCTCTCACAAACGTCATGGCTCTGAGTGGTCATGCCACAGTGCATAGCCTTACACCGTATGTCAAACACACATTGAAGAGTGCTACAGTGGCACAGAACATGAGAGGAATGGTATGAGCGCTTGGCTTATAGCAACTATAGGTGTTGTGTACACCGTCATTGCAATTGATCTGTTGCTTAAAGGCAACACAGGACTTGGCTTAGCCTTTGTTGGCTATGCCATTGGTAACATCGGACTAACTATGGAGGCAATGAAACTATGACAACAGCAAAACTTATTTGGGCAACACCAGATGCTGACAAACACATCGGCTATTGCGCCCGTGTCAGCAACCCCGGCAACCAAGACAACCCCAACGTGGCAGGGCTGCTAAGTTATTGTGCAAAGAATGCTCACTGGTCTGTGTTTGAAATGGCTAGTGCGTGTATCGAAGTGTCAACCACCCGCGACATTGCACGACAACTATTGCGACACAGAAGCTTTAGCTTTCAAGAGTTTAGCCAGCGATATGCTGACGCTACACAGCTTGGTGAATTCGCTATTCGAGAATGCCGAATGCAAGACAACAAGAATCGGCAGAACTCTTTAGAGACAGACGACTTTGACCTCACCATATGGTGGGCAGCAGCACAGGCTAGGATGGTTGGTGAGGCTGAGTATTTGTACAGCGAAGCATTGAAGCGTGGCATTGCCAAAGAGCAAGCTCGTGCTTTGTTGCCTGAAGGGTTGACACCATCTAAGCTGTACGTCAACGGCACTATGCGTAGCTGGATTACATTCTTGCAAGCACGACTCGACCCATCCACACAGAAGGAACACAGGTTGGTGGCACAGGATGTGCTGGCTGTGTTGCGTGATGTTGCACCTGTTACTATGTCTGCTTTCTTTAGGGAACAACAATGACCTGCAACTGCCACCCCTTGTCACCGTTTCATTGGCAACAACATCCCCGCCCGTCCATGTTCGCTGAAGACTCCACGTTCAAGGCTAAGCAGTCAGGTAAGACAGCATCACAAATTAGCACAGAGGTGGTCAAGCGTAAGCGTGATGAAGGCACCGACATGGGCACAATCTACGGCCTCAACAAAGAACGTGACGAGGCTTTGCTGCATGCCAAGCGCTTCCATATGTTTAGTAAGGCTGGAACTAAATGAGTTTCATTCGCACTCACGTTGCCTGTCCTGCTTGTGGTAGCAGTGATGGTGCATCAATCAATGCAGACGGTAGTGCCTACTGCTTTGTCTGTTCAACACTAACCCCCGGTACAGAAGGAATAATTGTGATCGAACCCATTACACCAGCAGTGTCTGACACAAGCTTCATCAAAGCTTTCAACACAGGTGTGCCAGTGTCTGTGTCAGAAAGACGCATCACCAAAACAACGATGGAGAAGTATGGCACTGTCCGTGACAACGGAAAATACTATTTCCCCTACTACGACAAAGACTCTGTGCTGGTGGCAGCAAAGGTCCGACCTGTAGACCGCAAAGACTTCAGCGCTATTGGCAACTGGAAAGCTGCAACACTGTATGGGCAGAACCTGTTCCCGTCCGGTGGTAAATATCTAACCATCACTGAAGGCGAGTTCGATGCACTGGCTGCATTCCAAATGACAGGATCGAAATGGCCTGTGGTGTCGATCAGGAATGGTGCAGCTTCAGCATTGAAAGATTGCAAAGCCAACTACGAATACATCAACAGCTTTGAAACCATTGTTGTTTGCTTTGATGGTGATGAACCCGGCATCAAGGCTGCAAAGGAAGTGGCTGAGTTGTTCGGTAGCAAGTGCAAGATATTCAAGCCCATGCCTGAGTTGAAGGATGCATGTGATTGGTTGTCAGCAAGTAAGGAAGCACAGTTTGTTGACCGTTGGTGGAGGGCTGAGCAGTTTGTTCCAGACGGTATTGTTTCAGGTAGCACTTTGTGGGACATGGTATCTACACCAATGGCACCTGCTGATTGCAAGTATCCGTGGGATGGGTTGAACGAACTAACCTATGGCATCCGACTCGGTGAACTTGTCACCATCACAGCAGGCTCAGGGTTGGGTAAGTCTCAGGTGTTGCGTGAGTTGGTGTGGCATTTGATTCAGAACACACCAGACAACATCGGCTTGATGTTCTTGGAAGAAAGTGTTCGTAAGACTGCACTGTCTATGATGTCGCTTGCTGCCAATGCACCACTACACCTACCCGATGCTGTTGTGTCTGATGAAGAACGCAAGAACGCTTTCGATGCAACGCTTGGCACTGGTAGATTGTACCTGTTCGACCACTTCGGATCGACCAGCATTGAAAACATTGTCAACCGTGTTCGCTATCTGGCAAAAGGTATGTCATGTAATTACATCTTCCTTGACCACTTGTCCATCATCATCTCAAGTCAAGAGAGTGGTGACGAACGCAAAGCCTTGGACGAAGTGATGACTAAGCTGCGTATGCTGGTGCAAGAAACCAACATCGCTCTCATCTTGGTCAGCCACTTGAAGCGTCCGTCTGACAAGGGCCATGAAGAAGGTGCTGCTACATCACTGGCTCAGCTTCGTGGGTCAGCATCCATTGCACAGCTTAGCGACATGGTGATTGGTCTGGAGCGTAATGGTCAAGCTGAAGACTTGACTGAGCGCAACACCACACATGTCAGGGTTTTAAAGAACCGCTATAGTGGTGTCACTGGTCCAGCTTGTCACTTGCTGTACAACAAAGAGACAGGTAGAATGTTCCAGACCGAAGTAGAACAGGATGTTTTATGAGCGAAGTAGAACAATACTGGAACGCCATCATTAAGAAGTGGCCTACGCCACAACCTAGCTATCACCAGCTTGACCCAATGGAGCAGATGATGTTGATGCAGTCGATCAACATCATCCTTCAAATTTTAAACAACCACGAAAGGAACTGACATGAAAGTAATTATCGGACCCTATGTAGAAGACGACACTCCACGTCAAGTTGACATCACCATTGAAGAGCATGACACATGGAGTATGGACCACACGTTAGCGCTACTCATCGTGCCTATGCTCAAGCAGTTGAAGGCTACGAAGCATGGTGCTCCGTTAGTTGATGACGAGTATGTACCAGAACATCTTCGCTCTACAGCAGCACCACCTAAAGAGCATGAGTGGGATGTTGACAACAACCACTTTGAACGATGGGAATATGTACTTGATGAAATGATTTGGGCGATGGAACAGATCGTTGATCATGACAATGAAGACCTGTTCTATGACATGTCTAATGTGAACAAAGAAGCTGAACTTATGGAGCAGATTGATGCTATCTTGTGTGACCGTGCTGGTCTTCAGAAACATCACGAACGTATCGCCAACGGCACTAAGCTGTTCGGTATTTTCTTTCAAAGCCTTTGGGATTAACCATGAAAACCTATGCAGAACTTGAGCGTGATGCCTACATCAAAGGTGACACAACACTGGCTAAGCTTTATGCTGAGCTTGCAGATGTTGAACAGGAGCTTGATGTATATGACCAACACATTCTTAGCCGTGAGTATGGCGGCACATGACTACATGGTTAAACCGTTGCCTAATCGAAGGTGATTTCTTAAAAGTCTGTACCACTGAGTCAGACTACTATCGCACACTGAGATATTTGAAGGTTCCTATACATGAGTGGGACAGATGGCTTATTCATGAATCATTAGCAACCACGCACTATTTCAACACACCGAAGGGCAACAGAGTGAGCATTGTTTGCATCCCTGTTACACCTCAGACTGATGGTATCGACGTTGCAACATTGTTAGTACATGAGGCTGTGCATGTGGTGCAGGAATACTTTAGATACATTGGTGAAGACAACCCCGGCAACGAGATAGAAGCATACGCCATTCAGAATGTGAGTGCATCACTGATGAGAGCGTATCGTGATAGACTGTTTCCCAAACCAAAGAAGGAAAAGAAAGATGGACTACGTATGGGACATAGAGACATACAAGACAGCGTTCACGTTCTCAGCGATTAGCGTTGATGAGTCGCATGCTGTAGCGTTTGAATGTTCACAGCGAAAGAATGAAGCTGAGCAACTTTTTAGTTTCCTCGGGGAACTCAAGCGTAAGAAGCACAGGATGGTGGGGTACAACAACATAGGCTTTGACTACCCTGTGTTGCATGACCTCATCTCTGTATCTGACAAAGCCCTCACTGTATCTGGTAAGGCTGTGGCTACACGGGTGTACAAGAAGGCACAGTCCATCATCGGTAGCGATGACAGGTTTGGTCACATCATCCATGACAAGTCACAGTATGTGCAGCAGATTGACCTGTACAAAATCATGCACTTCGACAATCCTGCAAGGGCTACATCGTTGAAGGCGCTTGAGTTCAACATGAAAGCTGACAGCATTGTTGACCTGCCATACGACCCACACAGTGACCTAACCGATGACCAGATAGATGTGTTGTTAAAATACAACATGCATGATGTGAAGATGACGTTGTTGTTCTACAAAGAATGCTTATCACAGATAACGTTTCGTGAAGAGTTGTCTGTTAAATACAATCGCAACTTTCTCAACCACAACGATACAAAGATCGGCAAAGACTACTTCATCATGAAGCTTGAAGAGAACATGCCCGGTAGTTGCTATCGTATTGGTAAGAAGGGTGAGCGTCACATTAATCAGACTAGGCGTGAAGTTATTCACATCAAAGATTGTCTGTTCAACTACTACGACTTTCTGCGTCCTGAGTTTCAGCTAGTGCTGGAGTGGTTTGCTGCACAGTCTTTGACAGAAACAAAAGGTGCATTGTCTGACATTGAAGAGGACGACCTTGGTGACTTAGCTGCCTATGCTGAGATGGTGACGAAGCGTCAGAAGTGGTTCAACAAACCAAGCGATGATGTTATTGCTGGCTTCAAAGCATTGCATCCTATGGGGTGGGTGTCTGAAGAGGAACTGAAAGCTAAGAAGAAGGGTGAGAAGCAGTACAGCTATTGGAAGAACTGGAAAGTTGCTACCAACTTGAACGTGACAATCGGTGGCTTTCGTTTCGACTTCGGCACTGGTGGTATTCACGGGTCTGTTGAGAGCACCATCGTCAGTGACAGCGACACGCGCATGATTGTTGATGCTGACGTGGCATCCATGTATCCCAACATTGCCATTGCCAACCGTATCTATCCTGAGCATTTGTCTGAGAAGTTCTGTGACATCTATCAAGACGTGTACGAGCAGCGTAAGAGCTACCCCAAGGGCAGCGCTGAGAACGCCATGCTGAAGCTTGCGTTGAACGGTGTATACGGTGATAGCAACAACAAGTACAGCCCCTTCTACGACCCTCAGTACACGATGGCGATCACCATTAATGGTCAGCTTAGCCTGTGCCTGTTGGCTGAGAAGCTAATGGACATTGAAGGTTTGTCCATTGTGCAGGTTAATACAGACGGTATCACTGTGAAGCTGCCACGTAGTAAGCGCGACCAGTACGACAGAGTTTGTGACGCATGGCAGAAGCAAGTTGGTTTGCAGCTTGAGTATGCTGAGTATTCCAAGATGATTATTCGTGACGTGAACAACTACATCGCTGTATATACAGACGGTAAGGTGAAGCGTAAGGGTGCGTACCAGTATGAAGACTTAGGCTGGCATCAAGATCAGGGTGGGTTGGTGATACCAAAGGCTGCTGAAGCTGCAATGCTTCATGGCATCTCTCTTGACACATACATCAAGGGTCACAAGAACAAGTATGACTTTATGCTTAGAGTGAAGGTGCCACGTAGCAGTGGTCTGTTTCTCATTGTTGACAATGTACATATTAAGCAACAGAATACGTGTCGCTACTACGCATGCAGTGCTGGTGGTGAGTTGGTTAAGGTGATGCCACCAATCAAGGAAGAAGCAGAACCTAGACGCATATCGATTGGTGAAGGCTACGGTATGTGGACATGTAATGATGTCAATGACTTCACATGGAAAGACGTTGACTACCAATACTACATTGACGCTGCTGCAAAGCTAGTGATACAATGACGAGATGCAGGAAGCTGACCCCTGTTAAATTGGTCAGCATTTAAATCAAAGGAAACTCAAATGAGTGACAAGTTGAAACTCAAAGCTACAGTTTACTGGGCTTCGTTAAATCGTAAGAATGAAATGGCTGATGCTTACACAATTGATCTGTGTAACCTGTCTGACAAAGCAGTGGCTGCACTGGAAGACATGGGCATCTCTGTGCAAGAGAACCTTGATAGGAAGCCTGAGCAGGGCAAGTACATTACCTGCAAGAGCCAGCGTCCCATCAAAGCTTTTGATACTGACAACGATGAAATCGTTGAAGACATTGGCAACGGAAGCAAGGCTGTCTGTATGATCGGTAGCTACGCATGGACGTACAAGAACAAGAAGGGTGTCAGCCCTTCATTGGCTAAGCTGGTTGTCACTGACTTGGTAGCCTATGCAGACGGTGGTGGTCGTATTTCTGCTGATGATGAGGATGTACTGTAATGAATTTCACAATTGACACAAACGAAGCCGCTTTCATTGTCCGTGTACTTGGACAACTACCAACAGAATCTGGTGCATTCCCACTGCATCAGAAACTTGTTCAGCAATTCCAAGCTGCACAGGCTCCAGCACAAGCTGAAGAAGCTGTTGTTGCAGACTGATGATAGCGCTTCTGGACTCGGACATTTATGCATACCGAGCCGCAGCAGCATGTGAGAACGAGGATGAGCTACAGGCTATACGGTCTGTAGACTCTCTCATCATCAACACTCTCATGTGCGGTGTAGACAAATGTGGCTATGTTGATTCATGGAAACTCTACCTCACAGGTAAGAACAACTTTAGATACAACATAGCTGTGACAGCGCCTTACAAGGGCAACAGAGTGGACAAGGTTAAACCTAAGCATCTAGCTGCGGTGAGACAACACCTGATTGACCAGTGGGGCGCTGTTGTCTATGATGGTATTGAGGCAGATGATGCCATTGCCACAGATGCTACAACCCTTGGTGACGAGGGTGTCATTGTTTCCTTGGACAAAGACTTAGATCAGGTGGTGGGATGGCACTACAACTTCATCAAGAAAATTGCCTACTACATTACACCTGAAGAAGCTGTGCATAAACTGTACATGCAAATCTTGACAGGGGATAGTGCAGACAACATCATCGGCCTAAGAGGTATTGGACCAGTGAAAGCTGAGAAGATATTGGAAGATGCCATTGATGAATGTGAGATGTATCAGCGGTGTGTTGAAGCCTATGACGGTGTTGAAGAACGTGTCATAGAGAACGCACATCTACTTTTTCTACGTAGACATGAAGGTCAAATATGGAAGCCACCAGACTTAACAAACTGAAACCAAACGATGTAGCTCTTGTGATACGTCCTCATTACAAAGAAGGTGAGAAGTGGGACGGGAATTTTCAAGTGATGATTAGTGGTGTTGGTCCTGTCACGATGAGTGAAGAAGACTTCGGTAGTCTTGTTCATATTGCTATGGTGATTGCAACATCTGTTCAACTCATTGATGAAGACCCTGCTCTCGCTGCTCGCTTCCTCGACAAGGTGAAAGAGCAATACAACCAGTCTGCTTTTGAAGAACTTGATGATGTCAAGGATGCGGAGTTTGTATTGTCTAAATATACGAAAACGATTGGGGGTGTGCAGTGATAGATAAGAACTGTGAGAACTGTTTTTATGGAGACTACCCTGCTGGTGCTGAGCCTTGTGATAGTTGCTGTGCAAACTCAGTGGGTGGTAAAGACATGTACACCAAGTGGGTAGCCGTTGATGTGTTCAAGAACATTGACAACCACGGTGAAGCTATGGCACAACGAGTCATTCCACCACCTAAGTATGACCCGAAGGATGTAGCCTTCAATGCTTTGGCTGTGCAGGTTTCTGGTGATCATTACAAGAAGCATGGTATTCAACCTGTTGAGTACATCCACACCAACAAGATTGGCTACTTTGAAGGCAACGTCATCAAGTATGTCACTCGTTGGCGCGACAAAGGTGGTATTGCTGACCTTGAGAAAGCAAAGCATTACATCGATCTGCTGATTGAACTTGAAGGAAAAAACAATGGCTAAGATTACACTGACCTTTGTTGCCGAAGTAGACAACTCAGAACTTGACAGCATCTACACCCATGAAGACTTGCTTGTTGAAGACTTGAAAGAGCATGTAACATATGCGCTGTCTCGACTCAACATTGAAGACGTTTGCTACAGGAATGTAGACGTAGAAGGACTCACATGAGGGTGACAATTAGTACGGCAGAAAATGGCTTTGTTGTTGGTGTTGAAGAGCGAGAGGATCAGCACTACTACTTCGTTGCTCTCGACGTTGCTGATGTGTGTGGCATCATTGAGAACATTTTGGTTGATACCAAAGACCAACTCGACATGACCAACATAGCGTTTGAAGCGGTCCCTCGTGACCGTTAAAGAACGCAATGGTGGTGAATGGACAGAGGCACGATTCAGAAGCTTCGTGACCTCTGCCTTACGTGCTGCGTCAAGGCGTTGGCCTCCCAAGTACAAGGCTTTGAAGGAAGCTTTCGTAGGCAGGAAGGTGAATGCTAAGACGGGTAAGCAGGCAATGCATTACAAGTGTGCTGAGTGTTCTAAATATTTCGTGGCTACAGACGTTCAGGTTGACCACATCAGTCCTGTGGTGGACCCTAAGAAGGGCTTCACTACATGGGACAACTTCATTGATCGTGTGTTCTGTGAGATAAAGAATCTTCAGGTGCTTTGTAAGCCTTGCCATAAAATCAAAACTGATCAAGAGAAACTTGAAAGGAAAAAGAAAGTATGAGCTTCATTAAATATCAACACCTTGAACGCTACGGCAACACCGAAGTTGAAGGCATTGAAGTGGGTACATGCTATGTGTTCCCTAAGCTGGACGGTACTAACGGTAGTGTTTGGATGGACCCAACCAAAACCATACCGTTCAGTTGTGGTAGTCGTAACCGTGAGCTTGCCATAGATAACGACAATGCTGGCTTTATGAAGGCTATGGTTGATGACTATTCTGTTGTTCCATACATGTATTCTAATCCCGAACATGTCCTCTACGGTGAATGGCTTGTACCGCACACACTGAAGACCTACAACGACGATGCATGGCGCAAGTTCTATGTGTTCGATGTGTTTGACCGTAGCAAAGAACGCTTGCTCAGCTATGACGAATACTCTGAAGGACTCGTTGCTGCTGGCATCAACATCATTGCACCAATTGCCATCATCAAGAACGGCAGCATCGACCACTTCACTGAGTGTCTGAGTAAGGCACACTATCTGGTGAAGGACGGTGAGGGCGCTGGTGAAGGTGTTGTCATCAAGAACTATGACTACAAGAACAAGTATGGTCGTCAGACATGGGCTAAGATTGTCGCTAACGAATTCAAAGCCAAGCATCACCTTGAGATGGGTGCGCCTGTCATTGGTGGTGAAATCGTTGAAGAGAAGATTGCTGCTAAGTACGTGACGCAAGCTTTGGTTGACAAGGTGGAAGCAAAGATTGTCAACGAGATGGGTGGATGGTCATCGAAATATATTCCTCGACTGATCAACACCGTGTGGTACGATGTAGTCACTGAGGAAACTTGGAACTTTATCAAAGAGTTTAAGAATCCAAAGGTTGACTTCAAAGTGTTGTCGCACTATGTGACAGCGAAGATTAAAGAACTGAAAAAGGAGTTGTTCTAATGGGCTTTCTAAATGTATTAACCCTCATCTTCATCACGTTGAAGTTGACAGAATTCATTGATTGGTCTTGGTGGTTTGTACTGGCACCAACACTATTTCATGTGGCTACAATGATCAGCACAATCATTGGTCTTATTATTTATGCAGTGAGGAAGAAATGAAAATTGAACTTGAAAACTACAGAGAAAACGAAGACGGTTCTGCCGACTTCAATGTCTACATGGACGAAGCAGCTAAAGAGTTTCTGCTCCGCTATGCTCTCATTGCCTGCATCACAGATGCTATTGAAACGGGTAAAGAAGCTACACCAACAAAGGAAACAGAATGAACATTCGATAGATGATATAACTTCTATCCCCCAACACCTAAGCAGCTTCGGCTGCTTTCTTTTTCAATAACACTAAGGTATTACATGACATTCAAGGTTGACATTGACCTATCACGAGACAATCTTTTCGACGAACTAGGTAGGCAACGACTTAAAGAAAGCTACATGAAAGATGACGAAGTATCTCCGCAAGAAAGATTTGCATTTGTATCAGCCTCATTCGCAAGCAACCAAGAACATGCTCAGCGACTATATGAATACTCTAGTAAACATTGGCTCAGCTATTCTACTCCTGTCCTATCTTTTGGTAGGTCTAAGCGTGGGCTTCCTATTAGCTGTTTTCTTAATTACATGGACGATAGTGCAGAAGGTTTGGTCGATAACCTTTCAGAGACAAACTGGCTATCGATGATGGGTGGTGGTGTTGGTATTCACGTTGGTATTCGTAACAGCGATGACAAGTCCACTGGTGTCATGCCTCACTTAAAAATCTATGATGCTAGTTCATTGGCCTACCGTCAAGGACGTACACGCCGTGGTAGCTATGCTGCCTATCTTGACATCCATCACCCCGACATCATCCAGTTCTTGGAGATGCGTAAGCCCACTGGTGATCAGAACGTGCGTACATTGAACATGCACCACGGTATTAACATTACCGATGAGTTCATGAACATCATTGAAAGATGCATGAAAGATGACAATGCTGACGACAGCTTCAACCTAGTCAACCCTGCCAATGGTGAAGTGATTGAGACAGTGTCAGCTAAGTATCTGTGGCAAAAGATTCTTGAGTTGCGTATGCAGACTGGTGAACCCTACCTCATCTACATCGACACAGCTAACAAAGCTTTACCGTCTTGGTTGAAAGACAAAGGCTTGACCATCAACGGTAGTAACCTCTGCACTGAAATCTTCTTGCCGACAAATGAGAAACGCACTGCCGTGTGCTGCTTGTCTTCATTGAACTTGGAGTACTATGATGAATGGAAAAAGAACAAGCAGTTTATACTTGATGTTATGGAGATGCTTGATAATGTACTTCAATACTTTATTGACAATGCTCCAGACTCTATCGCCCGTGCTCGTTCTAGTGCGATGATGGAACGAAGTATTGGTATTGGTACATTAGGCTTCCATGCTTTCTTGCAAAAGAAAGGTGTTGCCATCGATGGTGTAATAGCTAAGAGTTACAACAATGAAATCTTCAAACACATCCACAACCAATGCACGATTGGTG